GTTTCTTGTAAAGCACCAAGCGGTCCATCAACATTGTTTTTAAAGAGTGCATCAACCTCTGCAATTGATAAAGAATAATCTGTTGAGGTTTTTTGAAGTGATTTTTCTGCAAGAATAATTTCATTAGCTGACGTTATGATTGCGTCTGTGTATGCCTTTTCTATGTGATCATCATAAGTATTAGCTGACCAAGATGTTTTAATTAAATGTTCTGGTTTATTATACTTAACAGGTATGCTGTACATACTTGTTGTTCCATCTGCTTTTGTAAAAGTTCTGTCTTCCATAACCATGTCTGTTGACTCAGCTAACTTAGTTCCTTCTAATTTTTCTTCCCCTATATAATCACCTAGTTTTTTATCAAGAAGATTTTGTTGATCACTTATTTGTTGAAACTTAGCTTGTGTAGCTGTAGCACCATATTGAGCCATGCTATCGCCTCTGTTAACAGTTATGTTAGCAGGGTTAAATGATTGCCTTCTTGTTTTTTCATATGCCATTACTTATTAACTCCTTATTAGGTCCAAAACTTTTTATCGTCTGGTAAACCATTTAGTGATACAGCAGCAGTAGTAGCAGCTTTTAAATATGCTGAGTTTCTTGCTGATTTAGCTGCCGCTTTAGTTGTTGCTAGTTGTAATCTTGAGTCTTGTGCTTTAGCAGCTAACCCAGATTGTTTTCTAGATTCTTCTATAGCTACAGAATTTAACTCAGTTTTAAAATTTGATTTAGAATATTGAAACGCTGCACTTACAGACATACTGCTAGAAATACCATTTGATGACAGCAAGGCTCTGTTAGTTGCTTGTTTTTCCATAAAAGTTTGTGCAATCATATTTCCTTTTTGTTTTGCTTCTAAGATTACTTCTGCTCTATTGTCTTTAATTTGTTGCATATTAGCATCATGTGCTGCTTGAGCGTAAGCACCAGCAGATTGCGCTGTTCTTTTAGCTTGCATCATTTGCATCCCTGCTAAAGCTGCAATAGCATATGGGTTACACATTAGTAGTAAACCTCCGTTGTTATCCCTAATAACCTCATTGGTAAAGGAGCTGATTGCGATACCGTTAAAGTAGGATCTTGACTATATCCTAATGTATGCACATCTCTCTTACCAGTAAAGGATTGTAGACCGTCTGTTAAATCGTTAACAGTTGATCCGATTAATATTTGGTTGGTATTAATAGTTATATTGTACGTTGTAGATAATTCTAAAATAGATTTACCAATCTTTCTTGGCTTCCCTGTTAACACCCCATTAGATAGTGCCGCATCTTGTGGTAAGGTTTCGACTGTTATGTTGTAATCTAAGCCTATATCGCACGCTGCTGTTGGTGATGGAAAGGTAGCTGTACCTGCTGATGTTACTACAGCACTACCATAGTAAAAGAAATCACCTGCTTCTGTTGATCCTGATGTTGCATGTACTGTCTTACCTAATTGAGTAACACCTGTAAACACACGACTGGTTAAAAATACTAACGTAGTATTATCATTTATTGATGTTGTTACTGGGCTAACAGATATTACATATTCATTAGTTGTTCCTGTAGATACTACACTTGTAACTGTATGTATTGTACCACTACCAGCAAACTGAAATGTTTCTCCCTGACTTGGACTAGCTGTTGCTCCATCAATAATAAACTGACTAACACCACTAGACACAGCACCTTTGTTTTTAACTGTACCATGCGGTTGGTAACTTGCTGACATTGTTTTAGTAAACGTCATGTCAGTTGGTATATCAAATTGTGTGGTTGCAAACTGCTCTAAGTAAAATGCAGTACTGCCGTTTATTGTTCTTTCTACAAGTGAAAAGATAGTAGCCGATAGACAAGCAATAGATTTATAATTTCCATCTGTATTCCATTGTGTCCAACCAAATATCTTTTGTTCTTTTTGACTACTGTATACAGACATAGTTCCGTCACCATTTACTAAGAAATAAAATTGTTCAGTTCTGTCTGGCAATGATGTGGCAATTGCTGTATCAACAGGTGTAACAATTAAATGTGATGACTCCAGGCTAGTATTATTACTATCAAAAAGTTCTGTAGTTGAGGCAAAAACATAGTCCCTTATGTTCTTACCGTTTTTCTGGATGTATAAAGTACCACCATCAAATGGTCTTGGCATACCTTTTTGTTGCACACCAAATGAAGTCTGTCTTACTATCATTGAAGTAGTAGGCGTAATGTTCTTACCTGTTTGTGGTCTTAAGAAAAACTCAGCACCACTAGTAAATATTTCTAATACACGCCCAGACACTAAATGTCTTATCTCGTTAATCTGATCAGATGCTATTTGCATTTGTAAACTTTCATCATCCAATCCTTTTCCAACATCAAAGTTAAAATACAAACCTACTTTGCTTGCTGTTAAATAATCAGGTGCTTGGATACTACCACCAAAATATAGTCTTTGTTCATGGAAAGAACAGGCTCTTGGATACCCATTAGTATCACTATAAAGTTGTTCATCCCATTTTCTTGTAGCTGGATGTCCTACAATTTTTACATTAGCTCCACCAGCATTAACTGATTCTGTTGCTGTATCACTACTAGCAGCAGTAAAGCTAAATCTATCATCATCAATAGTTGTTATAGTTCTTGCGCCATTCATGTTACCTGCCGCTAATCCATCACCATCAACATCAAATACATCCATTGCTCCTGAAATAGTAACACTAGCTCCAGTAGAAAAACCATGTAGTGGCATTGTTACTTCTACTACACCACTACCTTGCGCAGTCTTAAATGGACTATCATCAAGTTCTATTTCAACATCGTCTAACAATGTACCTGTTAATACAGTTGCTGAGGTAAAACCTGTAACAATAATTTCTGCACCATGATATCTAATTCTTGTCCCAACATAATCATTTGTCCAATAAGAAGAAGATGTAGTTAGTGTTACACCTGTTTGCCCTTTAGCTGTTTGATTTATGTCTAGAGTAATACTATCGTTAGCAAATTTAAAATAAGGTTGGTAAGTTTTCTCACCATTTACACTAACGTCAAATTGAAATACTGACAAAGCAAAAGTTGTAGCACCTGTTCTTTTTAAAATTCTAGGTGGAAAATCTTTATGGCAGATAATCATTGTATCGCCTTGCTGAGTTACTGTTAACTCCATCAAGTCTGCTGTAACAATGCCAGTTGATGTAATAGTTTGTAGTGCTGTACCGTTGCTACTGTATATAGTTATGACTGCGTTAGTAAAAAGAATTATATATTCTTGGTCATCACTAAAAATAAACGGTTCTAATCTTCCATTGGCTGGAGCAGTTGCACGATAGACTGAACCTGGGCGTCTTTCAATGCCACCTTGGTTCAATGTAATTACATTTCTAGCTTTCTTTAGTCCTTGTTCGTAAGCAAGTACGTCTACTCTTGACGCAATCTTAGGATCTAGCTCGCCTCGTACAAAACTGGCTTGATGTATTCTCTGTATTCCCATGTATTAGCTCGATGATACAGTTGCGTTTACATTACTTAATGCTGTTCTGTTTCTAGTCCTAGCAATTCTATTAACATCCATACGTCTAGTTGTTTGTGCTTGACTGTCTGCTGACTTAGCTAATGCTATTTGTCCAAGACCTCTGTTTCTATATAGCTCGGACAACGAATCGTTTCTTGCAATCGCACCTGCAAACAATGAAGCTAGTTCAAATACTATTGCTTGTTTAAAGTACGGAGGAAACTCAGCCTCTGATGCTTGGTATGTGTAATCACAAAACACAGCATCGTTTGTACCAGTATCGCTGTATATTTTATCACCATATCTGTCGTACTTTATAACAGCTCCACCTACAGTTATCGTATGTATTAGCAAAGCATCTGATGGTAACTGGTGTGCAGATGACCATCTTGCTAAAGGATCTATTGCCATTTTACTTAATTGAATTTGTTTAGATGCAAATCTCCAACGTATTCTTGTTAGCATTGCTTCTAATGTTGACTCGTATAACTGACCAGCTACAGTTGATTCTGTTGTAGCCTCTTCAAAGCTAGTTATTATGTTAGCACCTACTAGTACTAGCGCTTTGTTACAAATATCAAATCTAGTTTCTGATAACATAATACCTCTCTAAGTAAGAAGATTGTGGGGAAGGGCGTAGTCGTACCAACCCCACAACATTCATTAAGAACTTACGTTCCGTTCGTACAAGTTACTGTTGCTACACCTGTAGCTGATGTTACCACCAGTAAATCTACAGTTACCGTTCCACCAGTTGTGCCTACAGCAAGGATAGTATCCCATTGCTTTAGCTCATTAGTGATAGTATTGAAGTAACCAGAACCAGCGATAGTGCCTGGCGCATCAGTAGAATTGTAATGCCAAACATTACCTGTTCCTGCTCCTGCTACTTTTTTTAATGTTGCTGCTGTAAAAGCCATAATAACCTCCGTTATTCAGTAATTTCCACTTGCATGAAGCCTAGCGGATCAATTGCTACTGCTTGCATACTCATGTATGAAGTTGTTAAATGGGCCACTTTTTCAGGGATGTAGTTTACCTCTGTCTTGATATCCGCACCTGTTGCAAGGCCGATAGCAGATTTATGGTAAGCGTGAGTGTTTCTTGTTGTAGATGCTTTTGTCAATCCTGAATGTGTAAACCACATAAAGCCTAACCATCTCTTAGCTGTCATACCACCAGCAAAGGGTAGTTGTGCGTCTCCAACATAATCAGCATTAGAGAATTGATCTATAGCTAACAAGTCAGCCCAACCAGCAGG